GCATATGTATCTCCTTGTATTAATTTGTATGTAATCTTATCCACATTATTCATAATAATGGGGTATTTATTATACCTTGCTATTCGAATTTGTCAACGACAATTTTTCTAAATCTCTTCTCATCAAAAGTAAAAAACGGTTTATATTTGTTGCATTTAAATTTGAATGATGGCCACACCACCGTGTCAGTTATCGATCGTGACCAATGCTTAAAAAATTTACACAGTGTGTTAAGCACAATAACTGTTTCAATTGAAATTTGTTTTTGTAAAGCCAATACAAGCAAAGGTGGATGTTGTCCATCAACGACAATTATATTCTTATCAAAATTTGAATCAAGTTTGCTAATATCATTCTCAAAAATGTATTGTAATGACTGCAACCTTGCTTGCCATTTCGTGTATATCTTATCGCTATCATGATCATTGATCACATCCCCAATCCAATTCGATTGATTGTCGATGAAATTTGCTACAAGATATCCTCTAATGTCTTTTTTCTTAGCTAATTTTGTAAAAAAATATTTATCGTTACGACGTTCAAACGTCATCTTTCCTGCCTTCACTCTCCCTCCATACTGAAAGTAATCATAGTAAGGGGATGTAAAATGATTCTTTATTGCCACATATGTTTTATACGCAGCAACACTCGTTTCCTGCTGAGCAATATCCATATCAAATAGGTAGTTTAGACGTCTTTGGAATGTAATGCAAATCTTCTGCTTCGGATCTAACCTTCGCTTGAAATCTTTGATTTTGTTTTACTAATCGAGCAGCAGTCTCAATTTCCATGTTGTTCTGCTCACAATAATAAACAATCGCATCAATATATTCCATTCGTTTGTCTGTTACGAGCTTTTCAATTTCAATTAGAAAATCGCTAACAGAAATTACTGAATTAATTTTTATTGTATTCATCGATAAAAAATATGATCATCTATTTGAACCATTTTTTGAAGATTCCACTGAGGATTTACATACGTAGCATGAAAATACCTCGAGCCTCGAGTCGGATCACTGTTGTTAGAATAAAATTCATCCATGACATGTTTAGCTATATTGAACGATAGGTTCCACACTTCTTTTTCAGGCTGTCTACGACTTTCACAAACCCACGAAAACTGACACACAATCAATCGGGTTGCAGCATCAACAGTTTTTTGATAAACAATTTCACATACTGAATTTGGCCAGTTTCTTGATTGTAGTCGATTCAGTGTAACATATGCAACAGCTTTTTTACCAGCTATTGATTGATTTCCTGCTTCATAATAAACATTATCAGCAAGACATTTTACCTGCTTCATGTGCTCAACATATTCTTTGTTGGTCATGACACGGGTTGTTTTTTGTTGGTCTGTCAAAGTGTAGAATTTCGACACAACACAAGACAAGGCAATAGCAATGATTACCACTGCTCCTATCACAGGCTTAATGAACATTTATTGTACCTCCTATTCTTTATTACGTATGTTTACCGTTCTCAGCTAAAAACACGCGATCCCTGAGGGCTGTCGAGCTGAATGTATGTTCTCTTCTATTGAAAACAATTTCGATTGGTAAATCAGAGCCAGTGAAAGTTGCTGTTTTATATTCGCTTCCTAAAATTCGAACATCAACAGGCAACGTTTGTAGCAAAATAATCAAATCTTTTTCTGTTGCATAGACAATTGTCTCATCAACAAAACGACACCCTCCGACTTGAATTTGTCTCTCAATTATTGATTGAACTGGTTTGTTTTTTTCTTTTCTATCAACCGACGGATCTATTTGAATACCAACTATCAAATAATCACAATGTTGTTTTGCTTCACGGAGCATCACAACATGTCCGGCATGAAATAGATCGAACGTTCCACATGTAAATCCAATTCGCTTATTCATAATATCTCCACAATTAATGCAGGTTGTTTGGGTAATAAGGAACAACCTGCAAATCCCCATTGAAGTCTAAGCAGCTAGCTTAAGGTCCTCAAAATAACGCTCTTCGTTTGCGTTTAACGTTTTGCTTCTTCGGCCGATTAGTATCAACCCTAACGGTTTTCGCATTACCGTGCTGTCCACTCGTGTAATCACTGCCCTGTCGAAACTGTTTCGACCCCATCAGCAAGATTCTGTTCGATCCATTTACGTGCATCACTTTCAGATTCAAAAAAAGGACTTAACACTCTTCCTTTTTCATCCGATCTCCAGAAATAGGTGTAACTAGTTGTCCACCCATCTCTAATCTTATCAAGAATCAACTGAACCTTCCTGGTGGAGTCGGTGGGTACTGCCCCCACGTCCAGAACACCTTTCCATTTGTTTCATACAGCAATACATATATTTATGTCAGAACGATTTCCCTACTGAAAAAACAACCGTGTTTGTGTTAGCTAGCAACGGAGCGTGAAAATTATTATAGTAATGAGCTCCAACGTTGAAACCAGACAGCAAATAGCTCACACCTACTTTGAAATCATCGTATCTGCTGTTAGGATGGTTGTTAACAAGTGTCCGTCCATAATGAGCATCAACTTTCAAATTCTTTACTACTGGATACGCGAAATCGGCTTGCAGATACTTCGAACCGCTGCTATTAATAGCCCCAAAATAGTCACTCAACGAACGACTATATTTAAGAGTGACAGGACCAGTTGTTACACCAACATACCCTTCTTGTGTATTGGAAGACGATGAAAACTTTTTGTCTGCCTGAGAAAAGAAATAGCTGTACACACCAACATCAACAACGACATCTTTAATTACTTCTTTTTTGAAACCAGCATACACATCGTTTTCCAGACCAATGCTATCTGTATAAATCTTGCTGCTGACATTGCTATTCCAATTACCAATATAAAAACCACTCTTGTCAGTATAATCAATACCGCCCTGGAGTGCTAGAGATTTTTGTGTTTGACTAACCCCACGAAAGCGATAATCAGTCACTACACTGACATTTCCAGTCAGTTGTGCCTGTGCTGCACCAACACACAAAAACATCAACATACTTGCAATTGTTTTTTTCATATTTACTCCTTTAATTTTTATAACATTTTAATACATCATTGTGAGAAAATCAACTGTTTGATTTTTTCAGTTTTTTGATTGCCACCTGTTTGCTCGAGAAGATTGCAGTATTCAATAAACAACAAATTTTTATTTAGCTCCGATCGATCCTTGCTGTACGAATTGACAAACGCATCGAACCGATTTTTAGTATTACAAAATATATGTACAAGCTCTTCAGCTTTAGCACCAATTAAAGAAACAACCCAATCACGTGTAATACCCGTCGGAACGTCATTGTAAAATTCAGTTCCATATATTGAATGAAACTTGCAAGCATCTGCAACTGCGTCATCTGCTCCCAAACGAATAGCAATATTGCTAGTGTTAATCAAATGCTCAAAAAACGTTTTACCACTGTGCTTTTTATTTATAGTAATGTTATACAGCTTATCAATTATATTTTCATTACCTACTTCTGTTGATAACGTTTTAAACACCAAAACCCGCCTCAGCACACCACAACACCTACTCAATGGTCGAGAAGCATGTAGTTTTTGACCATCAAAAATTAACAATCTTCCGAACTTAGGAAGAATTGATCGCTGTATTTCTTTTTGATCAGTAAAAATCGATGTTTCCCCACCCCAATTTGCATCCCATTCTTCGTTCAAATATAATATCAATGTTTCCGCATACGGAGACGATGGACCTTCATCCTTAAAGAAGGGATCATCTCTGTGCAAATATCCGTCAGTACCATATGTGTATCCATTAATGTACACGCGGTGCAATTTCTTGTTGCCAATGTAGTGCCTTTGCAAATAAGTCCATAAACCATACAACTCATTATTTGTTTGCTGTATTTCGGACGTCAAATCATGTATCTGTTTCATTTGTGATGAATCATGACTACACAGAAACACGTGCCAATGTCCATGATCGTTCTTATCTTTGCTGTTTGATCTCCATCCATACATGTACTTGCCAGCAGCCTTTGCACTGATATGTGACACTAGCTGCTTGTTGATACTATCATCGTACACTCTTATTGGGTAATATGGTCTCATATTTTTTTATTAATGCGAAAGGAGGAATATTGCCTTAAGCCAATAATTTACCTTTATTGCCTCAAGGCAATATTTACCTCCATGATTAGAAATAACTGACGCTAAGCTGCCTCTGCATAATCAAGTGCCTTAACGAGAGCTTTATGTTTGAGGTTACGATTAAGACCGAACCACGATGACGTCAACCGTGTTTCTTGGGATCGGCCAATCTTATGATCGACAAGAAACGTCACAGCATTAAAAGCCTGCCACCACGAACCTTCTGCATATTTAGAACCCGGTTGTGTATGGATTACATTATTGAAAGCAATTTCAGCTGTTTTCGACATTTCCCTTACGGAATTTTGATTCTGTGAAAGACCCGGGAAAATTTCCTTGAAATACTCTTTCAAAGTTTCTTTTTTATAACGCTTCGAACCAAGGAACATCGCCTGGCCTTTGTATTGCTGCAACTGCTCACTAGCGATACCAAGAGTTGTTTTAACCTGCTCAGGATCAAACGCTTGACGATGATTTACTTTTACGAGATTTTTACAACCCTCATGTTTCAATGCCATCGTGAGTGTGTTATTGCACACAACACGAATCGGTGTAAATCGAATATCGATTGATTGACCCCAATGATGGGGATTAGTGAACATCATGAAACTATCAACTCTATCTCCACCAAACAGCTCAAATGAATCCTTGACCTTTGCAAGTGCCCAAACAATTTGACCATTTTTCAGAGACCCAGCTGTGTTCATTTCCATGTCGCCAGCCACAACATAATCATTGAAGAACTCAAATGCAGTATGGTTCTGGACAGGATTCCAATCGGCTGACACAGTGTCAAGAACAGTGTTATCCGTCGAACGGACAAGAGCAAATTTGTCAGTCATGATTTGCTCTCCGTTCTTTTCAAAGAACGTTGGATGTTTTTCAACAGTCCAGTCAAGACCTGCAGCTTTGAGCATTTGTTCAGGGCTAAGATCTTTCGGAACTTCTTTACCAAGACCGTGCCATGGCTTCTCACCAGAATAAGCCATTTTTGCTTTGCCGTTTACATCAATTTCAAGCTTGTGTGCCATAATATAATCTCCTAATTGTTAAACACCAAGACCCATACCAGCAAGGATAAAATCCTGCGCTTTCTTCAACTGCTGAGTTTTAGAACGAGCTGCAACAATTGCATTGACGATTTCGTTCTTTCGCTCTTGCTTACCACCACCTGCCTGGACAAGCTCAATGCATTTTTGTTGAAATGCCTCAGCCGAACACGCAGTGAAACTATCATAAAGATCAACAAGTGCCCGGTTGCCAAGTGTATCATTTTTCAGGCGCGGCTTCGAACTCGTTTGTGTTTTGAACATAACAACTCCTTATTGACGTTAGGGACATTGTATATCAAACAGTTTAAAAAGTCAACTACTTATAAAAACTTCTCTAGTTTTCCAAACCCAATCCTTCACCCTTTCAACAAACACTTGAGGACGGCCGTTTTCTACACCTATAACAATTGCTATTGTTGGAACATTAATGTTATGTCTTTCTGCAATCATTATTGCATATGTTGTTGCCTGGATAAAATAGTTCTCAATCCATTCATGCCTCTTCTGCTTTGACGATGATTTGATATCAACAACCGTATTCAACCCATCAAATTTACAGAACAAATCACATCGCCCTGCTGTTTTAAGATGGTGCGAAAATAGACAGAACTCTTGTCCGTATACTATCTCAACACGTTTATCCAATATATCTTTTATTGAACTAAACAGATCAATCGATGCGGGAGTGTGTTTGTCCAAAAAGTTGTCATCGTTTTTCAAATAATCTTCAACAACCTTGTGAAGAGCAGTCCCTCGTCGCGAGGCCTGTGTCGATATTTTCTGTGCAACGTCATGACCAACTCTATTACGCCATTCAGCAATTTGATTTGAATTTAGTTTAGAAAGGACTGTTGTTACTGATTTATACCTTTCCCCAGTAGGAATCTTGTAATAACGTTGATCATCTACTGTCTCTGTTTCAAGCTCAATTTCATTGAACACATGCTGGTGTTCAAAATATTTGCTTCTCATATATCCTCACTAAAACTGTATACTTTGTTTGTTCTTTTCAATAATGTAATCTTTGACAAATCCAGATCTAACTATATCTTGTTCGAAAAATTCAATAAATGCAAACGTGTTTAACTTACCAATAATACTAAGAAATTTTGGAAGACCGTTTTTGTCTGTACTTTTTACAAAATCCGATTGTGTCGAATCCCCACAAAGAATAACTTTACAATTATCCCCCAATCTAGTCACTATTGAATCCAATTCATGACCAGTCAAATTTTGCATTTCGTCAACAACAACGACAGCGTTGTTGATTGTTATTCCTCTTATAAAAGATGTTGTGATAAAATCAATAATGTTATGTCTTTTTAAAATTTCATATGCATCATCGCGACCAAATAACTCACTACACATATTTTTATATGGAGTTTCGTAGATTTTAATTTTCTCAGTCTCGTCGCCTGGTAGAAAACCAATATCACGTGTGGGGACAACACTCCTCGCGATTACAACACTGCTGAACGTTGTGTTTTTCTGCATAACCTGGCAAAGACCCATATACATCGACAACAACGTCTTTCCTGTACCTGCTAGGCCATGGAGCAATAAATTCTTTCCTTCATCAAATGCAACAAATGCTCGTTGTTGATTTTGTGTTTGTGGTTCTATCTGCCGTAATTCTAAATGAGTCTGAGGTAATTTAATTCCGTTAACATAAGTTCCTGATTGCTTTTTTTTGCTTTTTGTTTTTTTCATTGAACCTCAGAATGTGTTGACCACACTTCTACGGTGTTTTCTTTTTATATCTTTCAATTTATCCCTGAAAGCATCATCAGGTTTTTTGAAGCCCATCTTAATTGAATCGCCAACTGATGGTGCAGATCCATGATACCTTTCAACATTTGGATTGTCTTCAAGATATTTATCAAGCTCAGATATTTTCATTGAGAGATCATATATTTCACCAGACACATTATTTCGAAATTCATAAAAAGGCATTAATCAATTTCCTTTTTCTTTTTAGTTGATTTTCTTCCTTTTTTCTTCGGAGTTGTTGTCTGTGCAATAACATTATCGTCTTTTTTTTCTTGGACACTCCATGTAGCATCCCACGTAGCATCTAACTCATCACATGGGTATCGTTTCGATATGATATAATTTTCGAACGCACCAATCTTCACAGTCAGTTTAGTTACAATACGCTCGAGTAAAGCGCCGGCCCATGAATCCCAAAAAAAGCTTTTTTTCATGTTATGTACCATCCCTTGTTATCTGATTCTTTCTGTATGATCCCCATAATCATACTCATACTCATATTCATCATCTAGCTTGTCAAAATTACGTTGCTTCAAATATTTATCGATATTCTTATCATGGCCGCGGGTTTCTCTACTTTTACGAAATTTGTAAAAATGTGTTTGCTGTTCTTCATCATCAATACCAGCTGATGCCTTTTTAAATGTCCTGCCCATACTAATTATTTCTCCGTAATATTAAACAAGTTGGGAAATGCTTCGATGACAACCTTTGCCGTGATTCCCTTGAACGGCAATTTTTTATCTTTAACACAGTTGATGAGTTTCGCATCATTGGGATCGATCGACTCTATCAGTTGAATAAACAGCGATTCACGTCTCAATTTAGTTAAACTAGGATTGCCCCCCTCGACAAACAAATACAAACGACGTGCTTCCGTGTATAGCATTCCTTGCTGATCAACGAAAGGACATGGTTTGAAAGGGGGAGCTCCTTTTGGCAACGCAAATTTGATTTCAGGATCAAATGCGTATTTGAGAATTGAAACCAGAGGGCCATTGGCTACCTCTTTCAATTTTTGAACCTTGTCGGCTGGTGTTTTTTGTTTCGATACCTGTTCGAGCAGTTCGTATATTGACATTCTTTTCATTAAAATTCACCCACATTTTCCATAAAGTTTTTTAACTTTTTTGATATAAAATAATTGAACATTCTTTGTCTGCGGATTGGTGACGTCTTTTTTTCTTCGTTATATATTGAAACAGTCTTTTCTTGTATATCTGCAGGGACGTTGTGTAGATCGATTAATAGTTCATTTCTCTTATAGTTACGTTGTACTGATTCCGGTTGTTTATCATAATCAAAATTTACAATAAAGTTCTCTGTTATTTTTTTCTGTCTTGATCCGTTAACATAACTATCATCATCCGAAAGAACATTTGGTACCCCGTCTCCTTTATCTCCTTTTATGATATGTCGTTTAACAAAATCAACTGGGTTGTTTTCTTTTATAGCCTTACCCTTTATTGAGCAATACTGTTCAACATTGGGATATTTCTGCAACTGGACAAAATCTTTGTCGCCAGATATAATAACAATTGGCTCTACCTCTTGTCCTATTGTATTATTTATATTCAAACTGTGTTTCATGACAAGTGATGCTATTATATCATCTGCTTCAGCACCATCAATATGAATTACGATATATGAAAAATTCTCTTTCAATTCATCACGTACTTTGTTCAACACGTCGTATATTGCATTCCAATTGAACTCAGAACTTTTTCTTTCAGATCTGCGTTTTGCTTTATAGTAAGGAAAGCATTGCCTGCGCCATGTGTTCTTACCATCGCAAGCAATTACAATGTCCCCACTAAACTGCTGTCTAATAACCCTGATCTTATTAAGGATCATGTATCTGACCAAATTCTCTTCTAATTTTGTATCAGCGTGATTGCCTAGCTGTGCCATGATATTGGCGATTGCTAGTTGATTAAAGTCAATAATAATAATGATTGCACCTATTAAATTTCAATGCCTTTTTCTCGAAGAATTCCTTTAAGAACTGGAATCCAATGATTTTTACACATTTCCCAATTATAGAATATATTAGCATAGCTACTCTGACTTGTCAACCTCGAACGTATCCCTTCACTAGAAATATTTTCTATAGCAGCACATAGTTGATGGTAGAAAGCAATTGCGTGATCTCTTTTATTTTCATGGTATTGATACATCCATGTCCAACCAGCAGCTGTTTCGTACAACGCTCCAAAATTACTATGGACACATAACAAACCAGCAGACATAGCTTCCATCAACGATCTGCAACTTGTTTCCATCCATATAGAC